TAGTTCAACTTGGACACCTAGCCAAACAACACAGTCTGGTTTTCAAGACATTGTTGGAACACATGGATCAGTTCAAGCAATTGTTGGTGGTGAGTCTTTTGGTATTGTGTTTATGGAAAGAGCAATTTACCGAATGGATTATGTCGGTACTCCTCTTGTTTTTCAGTTTAATAAAATAGCTGATAATATCGGAGCATTTGCTCCAAAGAGTGTAGCTTCTTTTGGTAGTGACATATTCTTCTTGGCTCAAGATGGTTTTTATAAATTAACAGGTGGACAACAGTTAACACCAATAGGAAAAGGTCGAGTTGATGATTTTTTCTTAAATGATGTGACGTCAAACTTTGAAGGTATTTGTTCTGCTATTGATCCTAACAACTCAATGGTGGTGTGGTCATATAGAGGAGATGGTGCATTAGGAACAGCAACAGTTAATAATAAATTAATTTGTTATAATTTTAACGTAGACAAATGGTCTACAGGTAGTGGTCAAGATTTGCACTTTATGAACAGTGCATCGCAAGAAGCATTTACAACTCTTGAAAGTTTAGATGTTCTTGGAGATTTAGATGGACTACCTAAAAGTTTAGATTCATTTTTTTATGATGAAGGTATTATTGGACTAGGTGCATTTGACTCAAACAAAAAGTTTGGAAAATTTTTAGGTGCAAGTTTAGATGCAGAAGTAGACTCAACAGAGTTTGAAGGTGCAAAAGAGAAAAGAAGTACCATAACAAATGCTAGACCAATTGTAGATGCAAATGGAGAGGACACAACAATATCAGTAACACCGATTACTCGTTCTTCCCAAGCAGATGCAATAACAGTCGGCACAGCAGTTAATTCACAATCAAGTGGAGATTGTCCGATGCGTTCTACAAGCAGATATCATAGACTGCGAGTAAAAGTATCTGGAAACTTTAACACTATGTCTGGAATAGATGTAGAGGCAGCACCAGAAGGCAAAAGATAATGGCAACAAACCAATTTCTTAATGTGCCTTTAAGTATGCCAGACCAAGCACAGCATTTGCGTTTAATATCTAACGTTGTTAACAATACAATGGATGGAAAAATAAATGCAACAGGAAATGTAACGTTGACAGCAAGTGCAACGTCAACAACACTTACCGATGCTAGAATTGGTGCTAATTCAGTAATTCTATTTATGCCAACAACAGCTAATGGAAACACTGCAAAAGCAAATTTATTTGTATCTGCAAGAGCAAGTGGATCAGCAACATTAACTCATGCGAGTTCAACAAACACAGATCAGACTTTTTCTTACTGTGTTTTTGGATGATTACACAAGTACCTAAAGAAGATGTACATATCATTTGGGATCAAGTGGAGTCACATATTACAAGAGCAGTTGATGATACGTACTTGCCACAAGATATATTAGACGGAATTATATTAAATAAGTTTCAATTATTTATTAGTTGGAACAATAAAAAAGTGGAGAGTTCAGTAATTACAGAAGTTGCTGATTATCCAAGAAAAAGAGTTTTAAGATATGTTCTCGCAGGAGGAGATAATTTAGAAAATTGGCTAGAGCCTATACAAGAAAAAATTGAAGAATTTGCAATTAACAACCACTGCCGAGCAATAGAGGTAGCCGGTAGAAAAGGTTGGTTGCGTAAACTTAGAGGATTTAAACAAAATATATATTTAATGAGTAAAGAATTATGAGCAAAGGAAGTAACCCAACAAACGTCACGACAACTACAGCAGCAGAGCCTTCTGAATTTGTAAGACCATATTTATCTGAAGCATTTGATCAAGCACAAAACTTATTTCAGTCAGAAGTGCCTAACTTTTACCCAAATCAAACGTACACTGATTTTGCTCCAGAAACAGAAACAGCTTTGCAATTAGCAACAGCACGAGCAATAAATAATCCTCTATTAAATTCTAGTCAGTCAGAAATTAATAATATTTTACAAGGTAATTATTTAAACCCTTCATCAAACCCTTACTCTTCAGCTTTATATAATCAAATTGCAGGAGACGTAACGTCTGGTGTGCAATCACAATTTAGTAAAGCAGGAAGATTAGGAAGTGCAGCAAATCAACGTGTACTTGCAGAAGAATTAGGTAATGTTGCAAATCAAGTTTATGGAGATCAATATAACAGAGAACGTGATCGTATGTTCCAAGCAACTCAACTAGCTCCTCAACTTGCAGCAGCAGATTATCAAGACATACAAGCATTAGGTGGTGTTGGTCAAACTAGAGAAGCTATGGAAATGGCTCAAATACAAGATGCTATGTCTCGTTTTGATTTTGAACAACAAAAACCATATTACAAATTAAGAGAGTATCTCGCATCTATTGGATCTCCTTATGCACAAACAACAACTTCAACAAAACCTGTATTTAGAAACACAGGTGCAGGTCTACTTGGTGGTGCTCTTCAAGGCATGGATATTGCCGGAGGTATTTCCGGTGTTAGTCCTATGATGGGAGCAGTAGGTGGTGGACTGCTTGGAGGATTCTTTTAATGGCAACTATTTATGATTACAGTAAAGTTAATTTACCTTTTAACGATAATTCTAAATTATATGTTGGTGGAAGATCTCTTTTAGACAACATGTATGGGGCAAGCTCAGATCCTCGATATCAAATGAACCCACCCAGTGTTGCACGACGAGATATGATGGCTGGATTTTCTATGCTTCCTAATAAAGGACAAGGTACAAGAAGAAATTTTAGTGCATTAAATTATGCACCAATAAATGACAAAAATTTCAGTGCTATTTATGGTTACAGTAGTGATCCTGTAAAAAGAAATGCAGCAGCCTTACCAAAAACAACTTCAAAAGGTTTTAATTCTTTGGGAAGTCAAATGGCTGCAACAGGTCAAATGGGAACAGCAAACAAAAAACCTGCTGCAACATCTCCAAACATAATGAATAGTTTATTAAACTATGCCCAAAGTCCAGAAGGTAGGGGTTTTGCACAAGGTTTATTAGAGGCATCTGGATACTCTGATATGCCAGTAAGTTTTGGTCAAGCAATTGCTAGAGGTATGCAAAGAAGTAACGAGGCTCAAGCAAGTGAAAGAGCAAATGAACTAGCTAAACTACAGATGGAAATCGACAGAGCTAAAATTAAACCTCAAGAAACATTTACACAAAAAATGATTGAAGTACCAGATGGCAAAGGTGGAACAAATAAAGTTCCAGTTAATGTCAGTGATTTAACAGGAAAAATAACTCCTGTGATGTCAAGTAGTGGTACTAACATAAATTTAGGTCAAGGATCTGGTGGTTATAAAACTTTTAATGAAAAGTTTGGAACAGAAGCACAGAAATGGTTTGCAAGTGGTGGATATGCACAAGTAAAAGAAAATATTTTAAAAATTGATGATGCAATAAATGTCTTACAAGATGAAAAAAATAGTTTCTTTGGTGTCACAGGTATTATCGGTTATGTTCCAGACTCTTTACAGCCTTTAATTAAACCAGAAGCTGTTGATTTAGCAGATAATATTCGATCCATAGTATTTCAATCTTTAAGAGAAACTCTTGGAGCTCAATTTACTGAACGAGAAGGTCAAAGATTAGTAGAGGCTTCTTTCAACCAAAAATTAGATGAAGCTACTAATATTAGAAGATTAAAAAAAATGAGAGATAAGTTGTTAGCAATTGCTGAGTCAAAGCAAAATGCTTACGATTATTTTCAAACTAACAAAGGTGATATGACAGGATATAAAGGAGACACTGGATTTGATTTTGATGAAAATACATCTGACGAAATTTTAAAAGATGCAGCAAATGATTTTTTAAGTTCTGTCTTTAGTGTTGAAGATTACAAACAATATGATGACAAACAATTTACAGATTATTTTAAAGATGCGTCTCCAGAAGAACAAGCATACATTTTAAATAACGCAGATAAAATTCCTCAAATAGAAAAGGATGGATAATGGTAGCACTTAGCGATTTACAAAGTTTGCAAAAAAACGAAGCACAAAAATATTTAAACACATATGAAAAAGATGAGAATACTGTTTTACAAGCTATTTCAAATATTCCTTCAAGTGCTAGACAATTTGCAAATGATTTGGTTTATCCTATTTTTCATCCAATACAAACTGCTAACAGTATAAAAGACTTAAGTAAAAGTGTGGTTGCATACGCAACTGGAGATGAAGAAAATGATCAACTTGCAAGAGAATTAGGAAATTTTTTTGTTGAAAGATATGGCAGTCTTGAAAACATAAAAAAGACTTTAGCTACAGATCCTGTTGGTATGTTAAGTGATGCGTCTATCATATTCACTGGTGGTGGCATGTTAGCAGCTAAAACAGGAAAAGTTGGTAAAGTTGCCTCTGATATTGGCAAGGCTATCGATCCTGTTAATATTGCTGCACAGACAGTTAAGACTGGTGCTGATCTTTCTAAAAGAGCAAACATAACGCCAATATCTTCTACGATTGGTATGACAACAGGTGCAGGTGGAACAGCAGTGAGAGAGGCTTTTGAAGCCGGTATTGAGGGTGGAGCAAGAGGAGATGCTTTTAAAGATAATTTACGAGGCAAAGTAAGTGCTGAAGGAGTTGTTACTGATGCATTTGATAATATTAAAAAAATACAAAGTGAGTCAAAACAAAATTACTTAAAAGGTATTGATAAATTAAAACTTGATAAACAAACTGTTAATTTTGAAAAAGTTAGATCAAATATTGATGAGTTAATTGATGGTAAAATGTATCAAGGAGAGTTTACTATTTCTGCTAATGCTCAAAAGAAATTACAAAACATAAATAAGATTTTAGAAAAGTGGGAAAAAAATCCTAAACTTCATAATGCTAAAGGTGTTGATATGTTAAAAAAACGTATTGATGCTGAATATCCTCAAGGAATTAAAGTAGGAGATGAAGGGGTACTCGTCACACAAATTAGAGATATTGTAAAAAAATCTATTGTTGAACAAGTGCCAGATTATAGCAAAGTTATGAAGGCTTACGAAGAAGCAGTAACATTAGAAAAAAAATTAATAAAAGAATTATCACTAGGTAATAAAACTGCTGCCGGAACAACACTTAGAAAATTACAATCAGTGATGCGTAATAACGTTAATACAAATTTTGGTCAAAGATTAGACTTTGTAAAAATGTTAGATGATGCAGGAGCTGATAAATATTTAATGTCACAACTTGCCGGTCAGAGTTTAAGTTCTGTAACACCAAGAGGTTTACAAGGTTTAACAGCAGGAGGACAAATAGGTTTAGGAACGTATGGTGCTTATACTGGAGCAATAGATCCAATTTCTTTAATTCCAAGTTTAGCAATTCAATCTCCAAGACTTATGGGAGAGTCTGCTTACGCAGTAGGTAAAAGTTTAGGTGGTATAAACAGAGCAACTCCTTATGTCGGAGCAGCAGGTAAAGTAACAAGACCTGTGGGCATATTAGGTCAAGAAAACAAAGCATTAGAAAAAAGAGGATTACTACAATGACAGTCTCAAATTACAGCACAACTTCATCGAATAACACTTCGATTAATAGTATTAGTATTGCAGAAGGTATGCCACCTTCTAACGTCAACAATGCTATTAGAAATGAACTATCAGATATAAGAACATACCTAAATGATAAAGAATGGTTTATTGTTGGAGATAGAGATGGAAGTTGTACGTTCACTAGAGCAAGTTCAACATCAGTAACAGTAGCATCAACAAACGTTACATCAGACTATCATGCTAAAAGACGAGTTAAGATAGTTGGAAGTAATACAGGCACGATTTATGGTATTGTCGCTTCTTCCTCGTTTTCTACCAACACAACAATTAATTTT